AGTCAACGCACCAACCACCAATCAAGTTGCCCCATTGGGAACCAAAAAGATTGGGTTCCCACTTGGTTGCTATCCTTGCCAAAACTTGTTTGTCAACAATCATTCCCGTAAGAATTCGGCGTTCACTTCCACCATCGCGTTTGGTCACTTTCAATTTTGATTCCCTTCAATAAAACTTTTGCTTCGTTTTCGTTTCTCCCGTATCCCACCACCAGGCCAACAAAATAACCTTCAAATTTGCGGGATGATGGGCGGAAACTTAGTGTTTCCAAATTACCACCCCACGCTTCCCATCCATTGATTTGATTCCATATGTCTTCAAACCATGTTTGAACGAAATGGGAAGGGGCGGGCAAAATATTAATCAAATGATTCAACAGATTTTTCTTCCGTGTCATTCGCAAACGATCTTGGGAATTGGTTTCACTTTCAGGATCCGTTGCATTTGCGATTTCTATGATTTGCGTTCTTGTGGTTTCATAGTTGGAAAGACTCTTTTGGACACACGTTGGCAATTGGTGTTCGCTTCCTTTGGGCCATTGATTTGATTTCAATCTTTCCACAATTCTTTTTGTTTCATCCGTGATTTCAATTTCAACCGGTTCCGGCATTGATCTTTTCATGGCAGCAACCACACGTTCAAATTTTTCACGGAAGATTTTGGGTGTGTAGCATTTTGGTGTCCATTTGTCTTGATAATTTTCACAATACCAATTCAACGCTTCTTCAATTTCTGCTTTGGTCTTTTTGTCTTTGGTCCGTAACAAACGGAAATGATCCGCCCATGTTTTGGGAAGTTTTGTTTTGCTTCTTTTTGTTGTTGCTTTTAATTCAATGGCACATAGTTTGTCAAATGGTTCATGTTTTGCTTCACCTTCAAAACCAAAACCACCGGAATGATCTTTTTGTTTATCTTTCCCCGTAGGGGAAAGGGGGGTTGGACATCTATCCAAGTCTGCTTTGGTGTTCCGGTCCAACCCTTCAACACGTGACCACACGGTTTCAAGATAGCGACGGCGCCCATCAAACTTGATTTGATTCAACAACCCTTTTGCTTTTAGTTTTGAAATAAGTCTTGCGATATAATCGGGACGAACATTCAAAAGATCCCCCAAATATTTGTTAGAAGCGAAACAACCTTTTTCCGGCGTGACCAAAGAATCAATGGTTGCCAACAAATGAAGCTCTGTGGATCCAATGTCTTTTTCTAAAAACATTTGCCAAATCTCCACCGGAATCCAAATCCCCCGCATTTTTTGTTTCATGCTAAGAACCCCCGAAGTTTTTTGATTTCCTTATCACTAGCTTCGGCGGCATCTTTTGCATCAAGTTTCACTTGGTACGTTTCCCCTGGGAACGGTTCCAATAGATCGCAAAGTTCGGTTGCCCGTTTTTGGGCGGGTTTTTCGGAATCAAAACAAATCACACGGACGGGATAGTTTGCCAATCGCAAAAGTTGATGCCGTGAAAATCCGGTTCCACATGTGGCAACGGCCCCTGGCCCCGTTCTCCAAACATCAAACGGACCTTCATGAACAATCACCGCATGACGGCAAAAGTCTTCCCCATACAAAAGCGTTTTGTGATTCACTTTTTCTTGTTCCGCAGCCGCAGAAATATAACGCAAACCCTTTTCACCAATTGATCGGGTTGTCCAACTTACAATATCACGTTGAAGGTGGAATGGAATGAAAATCCGCCAAGGCAATTTTTCGGACAATCCAATGCCTTGGATCCCCCAAGTTTCTTCCAAGTGTTCGGGACACAATCCGCGTGATTTGATATAGCGAATGTGGCCTTCCTGAAGCGGTCCAATTCCTTTGGGCATTTCCAAGCGGTTTGTTTTTATTCGCTCATCAAAAACCACATGTGAATCCAAAGAATCCACAACCGGTTTGATTTCCCGAATTGGGCGCCCAGTGATTTCGGCAAGGGTTTCAACAATTCGATGATGCCCACATTTCCAGCAATTCAAATAATGATGCCGGATGTTCCATCCCAAGTGGAACCGCTTTGAATGTTTTCCGCAAAACGGACAATCCGTTTGAATCCAACCTTCACGGCAATGATGATGTCCTTCTTCAATGAATTGAACCCCAAGGGTGCGTAGCAATTCATTTAGGTTCAAGGCGATCATCCTTTGCAATTGTTTCTTTCATTAGTTGTACAATTTTTTCCGTCATGGTGATTCCACGTCGCGCACAATACGCTTTGAAGTGGTCTTTCACACCACGTGGAATGTTCCGCAGAAACATGGTTGCCCGTAGTTGTTCCGGCCTTTTAATCATCGCTTGTGATCTCCCTTTGTAGTTGATCGAAAATGTCCAATTCTTCATTGACTGTTCCACCGTCCAAAGTTGCCGAAAGGACCGTTTGCTTTTCTTGTATGATCCGGCAAAGACGTTCTTCAATCGTGTCCACGCCAATGATGTAGTAGCATGTAGATGGTTGTTGTTGTCCGATGCGGTGAATTCGGTCTTCCCCTTGCGTGTGTTCTCCAGGGGTCCATCCAAGTTCCGCAAACACAACCGTGGAAGATGCCGTGAGCGTAAGACCAACACCGGCAGCGGTAAGGTTCCCTATGAATAATCGTGTTTGCTTGTTTTTTTGAAATTTGTCAACCGCCCGTTGCCGATTCTTTCCGGTCACGGATCCCGTGACCACAACCGATTGCGGATAGCGTTCTTTCAATTCTTTGATCATCTTTTTGTGAATAGCAAACACAACCAATTTTTCTTCTGTCTCTTCCAAAAAGGTATCAATCCAATTTGTGACGGCTTTCATTTTCAATTCAGCTGCCAACCGCTTCAAATATCCCATTCGAACAAGACGTTCTGCCCTTGCGGCGGTGTTTGCTTTTTGTTTTGAAAACTTCCCCAACCAAGCAACCAAGTCATCTTCTGCTTCGTCATATTCCTTGCGATTGTCCAAAGGGACCGGAACCACATGGCGACTTTTTGCGGGAAGATCTTTCAACACGTCAACTTTTCTTCTTCGTACCATACAATTGCCGGACAAGATTTCATGAAGTTGATCCAAGTTCTTGGCACCTTTGTATTCCCAACCCCAAGGGTTGCGGCGGGCGTTGCAATACTTCAATGCAAAAGCCATGAACGATTTGAAAAGATCCGGACGGACCATGTTCAACGTGGTCCAAAGTTCTGCGGGGCGGTTGGTCAAAGGTGTGCCGGAAAGTGCCAACACGTGTGGAACGCCTTTGATCAATTGTTTCACATAGCGTGTCCGTTTTGCTCTTCTATTTTTGACATATTGGCATTCGTCAAGAATCACCAATTCCGGATCCAAATCAATCAAGTAATCCAACCAGGGACCAAGGATTTCATAGTTGATGATCACAAACGGGTTTTGCTTGAACACTTTCTTCTTCGGTGGTTTTGTTCCTTCCAAAACTTCCGCATGTTCATTCACATGAATGGCAGCTTCCCTTGCCCAATTGTATTTCAAAGAAGCTGGGCAAATCACAATGACGGGTGAACGCTTGTTTCTCTTCATGTAGTACAACGCTTGAAGAGTTTTGCCCAAACCCATTTCATCCGCCAACAATGCCCGTCCATTGAATTGCTCCAATGAACGGACACCATCTTTTTGGTATTTATAAAGCTTTGTCATTAGATGGATTCCAACGATTGGGAAATTTGACGAAAAGTGCGATCACATCGGTGGATGCTCCAACCAAATTCTTTGGTCAAAATTTTCTTCAATGCTTTCTTCCCTGCCCTTGTTCGCCCTGGAACTTCCGGACGTTTTGCGACAAGATCACAAACGGTTCTTGCGTCTTTGCCAAGTCCAACACGATCACAAAAATCCTGAAGATCAAATTCATGTGTTGTGTCAACTTTGATGGTTTCCAATTCCACGGGAACCCGTGGAAGGTTGGTGGACCGGTATTTTGCGGACCGGTAAGAATCCATCAACCGCCACCAAATCACTTGGCGTAGATATGTAGAAAACAAAGTTCCTTTGTGTTCATCATATCGTTCATATACTTCAAAGAATATTTGTTGTGCTAATGAAAAAGCGTCTTCATAGTTCCCACCGTTGGCGGAAATGAAGTCATGGCACGTTTTGTGAATAAGGTTTTTCGTGTCTTCAAAAGTTTCCGTGATTGCTTCTTGCGTTAAAGTGGTGCATCTTGCGACTACCATTTTCAAAGTCTCCATGTGTGTGAAAGTTGGTCAAACCCCCATTATAACAAATCAAACAAATGTTGTCTAATGGGGAAAAAGGAAACCCCATCTTCCTTGATGGGGTTTGTTCGCTTCTAGTTCAATTCAGGGTCCACGTAAGCGGTGGGCAGTAG